GTCGTCAAGGTCTTCAAAGCCTGGAAGGTCCAAATCGACCAATTGCTCAAGCAAAAACACCTCGCCAATGTCGTCGGTGGGCTGAATGCCAGTGATTTTGTCGACTGCTTCCTGGATTTGGCTTGCATCAGCAGGAGATGCGTAGGTTTCTGGCATCACATCCAGGTATTCGCCAGCCAAAGCACGCTTTTTGTACTCGTTGGAGTCCATTGCAATGCGGTTTGTCAGGCGTGGGCACTGGGAAACGACGCTCGAGCCGTTGTACGGGATGTAGACATCGTCTGCCAAGCAAAGTTTTGACACCATGCGGCCCAATTGGTAGTCGTAGTAGACCTTTTTGAAGGTCGAACCACCGTAGCCAGTGTAAAAAAGCTGCTGATCGAACTCAGGCGTGTACTCTTCCATCACCGTGGTGATCTGGTAGTTCATGAAGTCCTGCACTCGGCCGGCCTGTTGGAACTTTTCCACCGTCTCTTTGCCCATGATCTGCGTGCGAACAGGGCCGCCAGCAGGCATCAGCTCTTTAAAGGCTTGTGCCTGGAACTGGATGATGGCCTCGGTCAGCATTGGATGGGTCGCGCCTGCCGCGCCACGGAAGGGCTTGGTACGCTCTTCCATGCGAAAGCCCAACAAGTCCAGGCCCTTGGCGTACATTGACTCCCATTCGGAGCGGGAGCCCTTGTCTGCCTCAAACATGGCCGACACATCCAGGCCAATCTTGGCCAAGACGTCTGGCTCAATGACCGCTGCCAGGTTGCTGTAAAAGTCTACTTCCTCGGCATCCTTCTCGCCCATCTCAACGATTGCACCACCGTCTTCTTCAATGATGATTTCAATGTCTGACTGGGGTTCTGGGATGCCACCACCGCCCACTATCACTTCAAGTGAGGGCAGCTGGTTCATTGCTTTTTCTATTGCCATGTCTTTGTCCTGTCTTTAAGGCATTTTGAAACTAGCGTTTATGCCGTTTTTGTATTCTTGCAGCGACGGAGTAAGGAACTCGTCCTTCTCTTTGATCGCTGCAGGCCTGAGGTAATCCTGGAAGAACTGAAGCACGGCACTGTCGTATTTCTCAGGTGCGGTGTTGCCCGTGGCGCGCCCGTTACCTTTGACTTGCATTACGACAGGGGTAAGTTCATCCAGCATCTGCACCTCAATTGTGTTGACAGGTCTATTACGGTTGTCACGTAGAGTATATACCTGCCACCTACCAGTGTTGAAGCCTTCTCGCTTTTCTTGCGTATAAGTTGCACCGCCTGTTTCGTAGCCGCCCACAGAGTGGCCGACATACGCGCCCTCTGGAACGGTGGCTTCGCGCTTCTCAATGCGCTTCCAAGCATATCCCTCGAGCGGTCCTTTGTCGATCTGCAAGAGTGGTGCGCTCACGCCTTTGGAGAACACGGTGTCTGCGACGGGCTTGCCGGATTTGATGCGGCTGACCACGTTTTCCAGCTCTGCCGCCTTCTCTTTCATCTTCAAAGCACCCTTGACGGCGTCTTCAAAACGAATGTTGGCAGCCTCACGAGGAGGGATGCTGGCCAGATATTTGTTGATGGAGGTTGGATTGAACAGCTCAGTCAATGGCGCGCGCATGAAGTCCACGTCGTAGACGGGCTCGCCCTTGTCGATCGCTGTCTTGATGTTCTCAGGCAGCAGATTCTTGCCGACCTCTGCCTCGTTCTTGCCAAGGATGCGACGGCCTTCACCAAAAATCTGGTTGATCCAGCTTGTTTTCTGTGTGTCGTCCATCTTGCCGAACTGCTTTGACTCCTCATAGGCATTGAGCAGTGCTTTGGCAGAGTCAGGACCGTCGCCAATGACCTTGCTCTTGTCCATTGCAGACCTGGCCACAGTGCCAACATCCGTGTTGATCAGCTCGGGACGCACGCCCTGGGCAAGCAGTTTGTCTTGCTCACGCTGTTCTGCCACCAGGCCTTGCAATCTGCCTTCGTCTGACAAAAGGTTGGAATACTTGGGGTTGGCCGCTTCCGGGTCCAAAGTAATCAAGCCTCCCTTGATGCCCGTGGCCTTGTCATAGCGAGACGTGAAGTCCTCCATGGCCCGTGGGTACTTGGGGAAGAATCGCTCTTGGCCTTCTGCGTTCACGCGAGTTTTGCCCACACCAATCTGGTCAATGAGGTACTCAGGGAACATCTCGTCCAGTGCAGTGCCTTTGATCTGCTTCTTGGAGATGGCCGTTGCGATTGGATCGTCAGGCGTGCCAAATTGGCGCGTGAAGTAGTTGCGTGCCTTCTTGTCCCAGAAGTCGCGCATGATCATTTCCTGGCCCTCGTTCTGGCCGGCTGCTGACTTGGCATTTGTCATGCCGCTCTTGAGCACCTGGTCGAGCTTGCTGACGTCTTCTTGCAGACCTATTGGCCCAGACATCATCGTGCTGCCTGTTGGGCGCACGGCGTACAAAGGCTTGGCCGACTGGGGCACAAACTTGGCCAACGGTCCTGCTTCGTCCATGATGGCGCGGTCGAGCTGACGACCAACTTCCTTGGCTCCAGCCTTGACGCCTTTCTCAACAACAGGTCCGACCTTGCGAGACACAGCTGCAGGATTGGTCAGGTTGGACAAGAGTTCACCTGCTGTGTAGAAGCCCTTGGATGTTGAATCAGCGGGAGGCTCTGGGCGAATCTTCGCGTCAGTCAGCTGTTGCTTGATCCAGTCGCTGCCCATCACAGGTTTTTCTGTGCTGTAGCCAAACGGACGCATCAGCATCGTGGCCAAGTCCACAGGCGCGCCTGCGATGTCGTAGGGCAGCTCTGTCACGCCTTTGGCCATATTCACATACGCTTCACCCGACTTCAACTGCTTGCTGATCGGGCCTTCCTTGCGGTTCAGGCCAGTGCTTGGGCGCGCCTTGGGGGCGTAGTACTTGTCCAAAGATTCTTCGCCTTCAACAGGGCTGCCTTCGGCGCGAGTTACGGTTGGGGGCATTGCGCGACGACGAGCCAATTCAGCGTCCTCACCCTCATTCAACGTCGACGGTGTCAACGCAGACGCCGCCACGCCACCAGCTTTACCAAGGAAGTTCAAGGCATCTGTTGGACTGACCTCCATGCTTCTGAGCAAGTCGCCAAACTGCTGCCCCGCAGAACGAGGAGCCATAGGTTTGTTGCCGTAGGGGGAGATGGCTTGCGATGCACTAAACACGCGGTACTCAGGCTCCAAAGCCGTAGCGCCGCTGCCGCCGTAAATCGCACCGTCATAGCCACGCTTTTGCAGAGCCTTGACGGTCTTTGCGTCATCCAGGATAGGGTAGATGTTGGTGTAGAGCTGATCAAACGCTTTGGGGTCTTTCTTCATTACCTCAAGCACTGACTTGTATCCCTTTGCGTCGGCCAGTTCTTCAAAAGCATTTGTGCCCTGGATAAAGTCGACGTTGCTCTTAACCACACGATCAAACTCTTTTTTGCCCAGGGCTTTGCGCAGTGTTCCAAGCTCAATGAACGGGTCTTGTGGATCGTTCATCAAAGGCTTGCGAATGCTCAAGTACGAAGGAAACACCTTCGATGCTTCTACTGACTTGGCCGCGTTGTTGGGAGAAGTTGCATACAGATTGGCTGCGTCTTTGGTGCCAAAGCTCAAAGAGCCAAGCTCCGTGGACACACCAGGGCTTGCACCGTATTCGCCGCGATAGGCCATCACGGGCTTGCCGGAGTCGTCCACGGCCTTGGTGCCCTTGAGCGCTTTGACCATGCCGCCTTTTTGGTATTCAGGAGGCTGAGTGGTGACCTGGCCCTTGCGGTTGGCCATCTGCTCTTTGCTCATGGTCCAAGGTTTGCCTGCAGTCTGCTTGTTCTGCGACTGTGCTGCCATGGAGGCAACGAGCTTTTCCAGCTCTGCCTGGCTCTTGGTCCGCGCTGCAAGCTCCGCGCCCAACTTGTTGTTGTGCACGTCCATCTCGTAGTCGTCACGTGGCTTTCCGATGCCAAACATACTGAAGAAGGACTCAGGGTTGCTCATGCGCTCATGCGCCTTGCCCAGGAACTCTGCTGCGCCTGGCCCGAATTTCTTCGCCACCGTTGCAGCTGCCAACATGTGGCGGGCCGCGTCACGCTGATCATCCTGCCCCATCTGTCCAGGGAACATCCGCTCTGCGGCGTCCGTGGAATAACTTGTCACGCGCAAGATGCTGGGCTCTTCAACCTCTTGCGCGCTTGTCTTTTTTGCTTCACCGCCTTCTGCAAAGCGCTTCTTGGTCAAGCTGCCCTTGGTCAGCGTTGGCTGCTCCAAGGTCGGCGCACCCAAGGTGTTGCGCATCAAACCACGAGACTTGTCCGTGGCCTGCTGTGCGCGCAGCTTGTAGGCCAACGCCAGTGCTTCCATCTGTGAGCGAGCTGATCCGTCGTCCTTTAGCTGTGGCACGAGGTCCTTGGCAGAAGTCAAGGCTTCGTACTCCATGCTCATGCCCTTGGCTGTACCGCCAGCGCCGCCTGAAGTTTTCTTGCTCACACGCTTGATGCTCTTGGCATTGGGCGACTCGGTGATCTCGGTCACGCTCTTTGTCGGGCCTGTGAGGTCAGCCAACATCTTCTGCGCCGAGCCAGCGGGATCGGTGTTGATTGGCTCGTCTTCCGCGTCAGCCATGTTGAACTCGTTCACGTCGGCCAAGCCGCCTTTGGCAAAGCCTGGTGGCCCAAACAAAGGTCCCATGCCGGGCGCGTAGATGCGGTTACCCAGGCGGTCGGTCATGATGCCTGCGTTTTGCGCACCGCCCAGCATGGTGGGGGACAGGTTCTTGTTCTGGCCAATGGCATTCATCGTATTCATCGCGCCGTACATGGGCATGTCGGGGGACCCGATGGCCATGGTCCCTGGGCTGATGCCCTGCTGTCCAGGTTGGCTGATGCCAAAGTAGTTGTTTGGGTTTGTGGCCGCATTGCCGCCGCGCATGGGCGACGAGCCAAAGACCATGGGCGCTGCTGGCCCAGTGATGTTGATGCCGCCGATGTCACCCACTTGGCCAACCTGGCCCACGCCCTGGTTTTGGTACAGGGTAGGCTGCGTTACAGGGACCTGGCTTGCAGTGATGTCTGTGCGCTCACCGTTTTGGCCAAAGACAGAGCCTGTAGGCATCTTGCCCTGGCGCTCTTCGTCACGCGTCTTGTCCAAGTAGCGTGACCAGCCCACGTCCAAAGGTCCACCCAGGTCAATCTGGCCAATGGTTCCTGCGGAGCCTATGGTGGACAGGTTGGATGGGATTGTGTATGCGTTGGTCTTGCTGGCAGTCAGGCCGCTAAAAGGATTGACCGAAATCTGCGACTTTGGCAACGGCACATAGCCGCCGCCAGGTGTCACGCCATCCCAGCTGCCTGCGTCAGGGTTGTTGTACCCCGCGCCGCCAGGGCTGAAGAACAGCTTGTTGCGTTTGGTGTACTCGCTCTCAGGCATCTTCATGGACTTCTCATACGAGTCAATCCACTTGGGCGTTGCGTTAAAGCCTGCAGCGCCAGCGGCCTTGGCCACCGCTTCGTAGCCCCCGTATTTTTGCAGCTCTGATGTGGGCACGCCGCCCATGGTGCTGCGGTACATCAAGTCCAGTGCCGTGCCAGCAGTCAAGCCGCCAGTCATGGCATTGGAGCCAGTGATCGCATTGGACATCGGCAGTGCTGCCTTGGCCCGTGCGTCGGCGTCCGCCTTCAACGCGTTTTGCACAGCCAGCTGCTGTGCGGCTGTGGCCTCTTCCTGCTGCTTCTTCAAAGCAGCCGCTTGCTGCTCTTTCAGTGTCGAGAGCTGCAAAGCGTTTTGTGAGGTCAACGCTTCACGCGCTTTGTTCGCATCGTCCAATTGCTTTTGCAAGTCAGCTGCGCTTAGGGCTGTTGATGCTGGCGCTGCGGCCGGCTCTGCAACCGCTGCCACTGCTGCGGGGGCCGCGCTGCGTGGGTTGAACACACGCTTGATGGCTCCAACGATCTTGCCAATCACGCCACCTTTGAACTCATGCAAACCCGTTGCAGGGTTGATGGAGCCAGAGCCGCCCATCTTCTTCAAGATTTCAACAGAGGCTGGTGACAGATAGGCCAGCAGCTCGTCACCGCCACGGCCGGCTGCCGCCACGCGGTCCACGGCTTCCATGATCTGTGCATGCGTGAGCTTGCCCTTGGAGCTGATCTCCTGGGCCATCTTCAGGATTGCTGCGTCATCTGGCTCATAGCCGCCGTCCATCTCGCCCAGCATTTCCTTGGCAGACTTTTCTTTGGATTTGACTTCACCACCCTTGGCCATGAAGCGATTGCTCACGGACATCGAGCCGAAGTTAAAGCGGTCTGGATCACTGACCACGTCAATCGCCACAGAGCGGTTGCCGGCATCGTCACGCGCGCGCTCGGCCGCTTGCTGCTGATACGCCTGCACGTCCTCAACCTTGAACGGCACTTCAGGCGCTTTCATCGTGAACGCGTCCGGGTCCTTCGGTGCAGTCATGTCAAAGGTGCTTGCCAGTGTCGGCGCTTCTGGTCCCGCATAGTCCGTGGTGCGGTCGCCTGCGTTCCAGTCACTGATTGCTTTCTCGTAGGCCTCGTACTTTGTTTTGTACGGGTTGTAGATTTCGTCGTTGTACTTTTGAGCTGCTGCGTTGTACGCGTCAGTCTGCGCCTTGTAAGGGTTGTAGACCTCGTTTTGGTACTTGGTCAGCGCATCGTTGTACGAGAGGCGCTGTGCCTCGAATGCGTCCAATTCCTTTTGCCGAGCGCCCAGGTACTCTTTGTCCGAGCCACGGAGCATGGCCCGCTGCACAGGGTTGGCAATACCGCCAAAAGCAAAGTTTTGTACGGGTGTTGAGAAGGCGTCAATGTCCTGCTCATCTGGTGGTAGATTTTGATTTTCCATATTGCCCCGGCCGAGGAATTAGTTGTGTCATTTTAAGCGTCAATAGTACTCCGGCACAAGCTCTGCTTTTTCACCTTCGTCATTGTCATCTGTTGCCAGGCTGATGAAGTTGCCGCGTCTAAAGCGATCCATGGCCATTGTCGTGCTGTCGACCATGTCGTCGTTGTCTCCGTTTGGAAACGCCGCGCATTCCTCCACCAACAATTCCGCCCACTCCGTATCCGGGGCCCAGACCATGCCAGCCTCAAAGATCGGAGCCACTGCGTTGGCCCGCGCCACTTTGTCCGTGCCCGTCCTGCGACCGCCCGGTGAGTACATCGTCACAGGAATGCTCATCCTGCGCAGCTCCTGCTGCAAAGGTGTACCCGTGGCCTTGGCCTCAATCAAGACGTTGTCTGGCTGCCAGTGGTCGTACTGCTCCTTGGCAATGCGCTTCAATTCGGGGAAGTCCCAACGGCCACGTTTGACATCGAGCAAGATGATTGATGCCCCCGAATCCTCGTTCAGGTAAAACACGCCCCAGGTCGTGATGACAGAAAAGTCAGCCGTCTCCTTCTTGGAGTACGCCGTGTCCATGGACTGGATGATGTAGTTCACCACCGGCGGCTCGTCATGCGGCCACACCTTCCACCACTCCCGTTTCAGAATCGCACCCTCG